ACTAGAAAAGTGTTATAAAATACACCAAAAGGAGCGTATTATGGAAAAGTCGATGGCATTATTCCTAGCAACATTGCTACATTCGGGGACTAATACCCATTTTTTCCATTGGGCTACCAAGTCTTACGCCAAACACAAGGCACTTGGTCATTTTTACGAAGCTATTGTTGAGCATACCGATGCCCTAGCTGAGTGTTACTTTGGCTGTTACGGTCAGATTACTGAGTTCCCAGCTACTTATCATCAGCCAAAAGAGCCACTAGCTTACCTACAATCCTTAAAGGCGTTTGTTAAAGATGCCCGTCAGGACTTGCCGCAAGATCCTGAAATCTGCCAATTGATTGACAATATCGCCCAAGAAATAGATACAACCATTTATTTGCTTAAATTTAAGGCTTGATTGTGCCAAAAATAGCCGAACTTATGAGAGAGCCTGATGAAGGTGAATTGGATTATTTTAAATCCAACCCTAATGTAACGGGAATGGCGGCTGACGATAACAGAATTATATTAAACCCTTATTCTAAACTGTCAAAAGCACAGCAAGACGGTGTAGCATTAAATGAGTACAGTCGCATTATTATGCGTACAAACCCACAATTTGCCCCTAATTTTGTATTGTCTGATGAGCAAACTAAGTTTTTGGATAGCAATACTTACAAAGATGCCCCTGAACAAGACAGAATGGCAACTATAGCGGCAAGATTATTAAGTAATGATCCATCGGCAGGTACGCCAACCATTGACCAGCTAAAATTTGTCAATAAACTTCAAGAATACATAAATAAGGAATAACCATGCCGTTAGACAAATCAGGATCAGCCGAATCTGTCGGCAAGAACATCAAAGCAGAGAAAAAAGCAGGTAAAAGTACCGCCCAAGCTACTGCTATTGCCTTAAATACTGAGCGTGAATACGCCAAAGGTGACCGCAAAGCCAAGTTAGAAGATGCTTACGCCAAATACATTGAGGAAAAAGCATAATGGGTGACGGTTTGTATTCCAATATTCATAAAAAAAGGGCTAGGATAGCCGCTGGTTCAGGCGAAAAGATGGCTACAAAGGCTTCTGAAGGCCGCCCATCAGCACAAGACTTTAAAGATGCCGCCAAGACTGCCAAGCCTACACGCAGAGAAACAATTGAATCTAAGATGAAGGATATGTAATGGTTAAGATGATCCCACCCACCCCAATGAGCCGCAAGTATAAAAAAGAAGATGCAATGCTTCGCCCTCATACTGAAACCACGCTAGAGAAGAACCAGCGTGAGCGTTTAGAGCGTAGAGCCGCTATTGCTGACAAACTTAAAGACTTGGATAAAGAAGTTCTGTAATGGACTTAGGTAGCAAACTTGCTGATTATCTCCGTCAAGGGGCAGACACTTTAACTAATCTGCCTACTGAAGCACAGCGTTTTCTTACCAATCCACAAGCATTTACCCAGTTAGTTACAGGCAAAAACCCATTACCCAAAGAAACAGGCTTTGTAGCAGGGGCTACTGGATTGCCAGCAAAAAACCCCGTACAAGGCGGTGTTCTCAATCCAGCTTCAGCACCCTATCAAGAAGGCTACGAACAGGGCGAACCAGTAGCTATAGCATCTATGGCACTACCAGCTTATGCAACCGCACTTAGGGCTGGAGCACCAAAAGCCTATAATGCCCTTGAAAACTACATGACCAAAACAGGCGGTATATCAAATATAGTGCCGCCCAATGTAGCAAATAGCATGGGCATGGTTACTACATTGCCAAAAGATGACATATTTACCCAAGCTGTAGCTAATACACCATCTGCCCGTATGTCTGAAGAAGGGTTACATTTAAATGTAATGCGTAAACAAAAGCCACAACAAGCCATGACTGAATCTGTAAGGTCTGGAGTGTTTTATTTGCCAGAAGGCTCTGCAAGCATGAAACATTACGGTGGTTCAGGTGGGTATGGCGGCACAGAAAAGATTGCTGGTGAAACATTATATAAAAATCCATTATTTGTAAAAGGTGCAACTGGCGGTAAAGCACCAGAAAATGCTTTTATACAATTAGGTAGCAAAGAAGAATTTAAGCAAATGCAAGATGATGTATTTAAAGCTATAGGGCAAGGTCGTACAAATGTTGCAGAAGTGCAAAACTTTTTAGACAAATATGCACCTGATTTATCTGATTACGCTAGTTACATAGTAGATAACAGTCGCCAAGGAAATCAACTTAGATACGCTTTGCAAGAAGCTGCTGCCGCACAAAAGGTTAGAGATGCTGGTTATGATGCAGTAGTAGGTCATAGCAAAGGGAAACAAGGCCCATTCATTTCTGAAGTGTTTGATATAAGGGAATCACATTACCCAAACCAATACGGTGATTTTCAATTGAATCCCAAATTTGAAGAAATGTATCAAAATGCACCACGCAGGGATTTGATACAACAACAAATAGACAAAATAGAGTAGAATTAACTTATCTTAATCAACCACTTGGATAAGGTATGGATTCTAAAGTAGAACAATCTAGAAAAAAGACAGGCGGTCGCTCTGTAGGTACGCCTAATAAGTCCACAGCACTCGCTAGAGAGGCGATCGCTAAGTTCGTGGATGGGAATAGCCACAAGTTACAAGAATGGCTTGATGACATCGCTACGAATGAAAAGCTAGGGCCAAAGGTAGCCTTTGATTGCTTCATGCAGGTAGCTGAGTACCATGTACCTAAACTAGCTAGAACAGAACAAGTCGGTGATGCTACCGCACCTATAACTCACATCTACAAATGGCAAGATGACTGAGGTAGTGCATGAGTTTGAATACAAGGCACGGACAGCATTTAAAGACTTCCACAACAGGAAACAACGCTGGGCTGTCCTAGTCTGTCACCGAAGGGCTGGTAAGACTGTAGCATCCATCAATGACCTGATACGCAGGGCAATTAAAGAAGAAAAGCCTGATGGCAGGTACTTTTATTTATGCCCTCTGTATAGTCAGGCTAAGTCAGTAGCTTGGGACTACTTATTACGGTTTTCTGCACCTGCACTAGCCAAAGCTAATCAATCTGAATTATGGGTACAACTGCACAATGGGGCTAAGATTCGCCTGTTTGGTGCCGATTCTCCTGACAGCTTGCGTGGTAATTACATTGACGGCATCGTAATGGATGAGTATGCCGATATGAAACCCCGTGTATGGGGTGAGATCATTCGACCAGCACTTGCAGACAGAAACGGTTATGCCGTATTTATAGGCACTCCCCGTGGACACAACAGCTTTTATGACATATACAAAGCGGCTCAAAACAATGAGCATTGGTATTCTAAGACCCTAAGAGCAGATCAATCAGGGTTATTACCTGAAGCTGAATTAGAAGATGCAAAACGCATGATGTCGGACAGCCAGTACGAAGCTGAATTTCTTTGTAGCTTCGAATCTGCAATTCTTGGGGCGTATTACGGTCAACAGATGCGTCAATTGACTGATTTAGAGCGTATAACCACCGTAGATTATGACCCTATGTTTCCCTGTAATACCGCTTGGGATCTTGGGTTCAACGATTCCACCAGTATTATTTGGTGGCAAGTGGTATATGGTGAGATTCGGATATTGGATCATCACTCATCTAATGGACTTCCCATATCTTTTTACACGGGATTACTATCTCAAAAAGAAGATGAATTTGGATACAAATATGGCACACATTGGCTACCCCATGACGCTAGGGCAAAAACATTAGCGAGTGGCGGCAAGAGCATAATCGAGCAAATTTCTGCAAAAATTGACATAAAACACCTAAAAATTGTTCCAAACCTGTCAATTCAGGATGGAATACAAGCAACACGACTTGCATTAACTCGCTGTTGGTTTGATAATAGATGTGAAGAATTAATAGAATGTTTGCGTCAATATCAACGAGAGTGGGATGATGATAAGAAAGTATTTAGGGATCGCCCAAAGCATGATTGGACAAGCCACTCAGCAGATGCGTTCCGCTATCTCAGCATTGTATGGAAAGATGAGGACAGCCCTATCCTTAAAGATTCAAGAGTTAAAGGACTTCATGTCGGGCAAACGGATGTGACGCTGAACGAGATGTGGAAAGAAACCCCTAAAATTACAAACCGCAGGATATAAAGATGGAACATACATACCAAGATTGGTACAACTGCATTGCCAGCTACGAGCGTACATTCAAAGAATGGGAAGGTCGAGCAGACAAGATTGTTAAGCGTTACCGTGATGACCAACGCAGTCGTAACAATCCCAACGCTAAGTTCAATATCCTTTGGTCTAATGTCCAAACCATCACTCCTGCTGTATTCGCTCGATTACCAAGACCTGATGTAAGCCGCAGATTCCGTGATAACGACCCCATTGGTCGTGTAGCGTCAATGATGCTAGAACGGGCATTAGAGTATGAGATTGAGCATTATGGTGACTACGCTAGTGCAATGAAGCAAACTGTCCAAGACCGTTTATTAGGTGGTCGTGGTACAGCTTGGGTTCGTTATGAGCCACATATTGTCGGTGAAATGGGCGGCATGGCAGAAGATATGCCTGATGATGGCTTACAGGTTACCGAGGATATTGACGAAGCTGAAACCGAAGGCGGCATCTATCGTGAGAACCAAGAGCGTATCGAATACGAATGTGCTCCTGTAGATTATGTCCATTGGCGTGACTTTGGCTTAACCGTTGCCCGTACATGGGAAGAAGTAACAGCAGTATGGCGTAAGGTTTACATGGGTAGACCTGCCCTTGTTGAACGCTTTGGCGAAGAACTGGGCGGTAAGATTCCGCTAGATACCAAGCCTGAAACATCCAAGACCTTTAACGAAAAGATGGGCGAAGGTGCATCTGAAGCCGTTGTTTATGAGATTTGGGACAAGACTACAGGTCAAGTTATTTGGCTAAACAAGTCAATGGGTAAGATTCTTGATACCCGTGATGATCCGCTACAACTCGAAAACTTTTGGCCATGTCCTAAGCCAATGTTCTCTACTTTGACAACTGACAGCTTAATTCCTGTACCTGACTTTGTTCTATACCAAGACCAAGCAAGACAGTTAGACACGCTGGCAGATCGTATTGATGGATTCATCCAAGCCCTTAAAGTTCGTGGCGTATATGACGCATCTGAGCCATCCCTTGCCCGTTTATTCTCCGAAGGTGAGAACAACGCCTTGCTACCAGTTAAGAACTACGGAGCATTTAGCGAGAAGGGTGGACTTGTAGGGGCTATTAACCTAGTAGACATTAAGCCAATTGCCGAAGGTCTAAACATGGCTTATCAGGCTATGGAGCAGGTTAAGGGTCAAATCTACGAAATCATGGGTATTGCTGACATCCAGCGTGGACAGACCGACCCTAACGAAACTCTTGGTGCTCAGATCATTAAGTCCAACAACGCTTCAGGGCGTTTAAAGACTATGCAACACGATGTAGTGAACTTTGCTACTGCCCTATTGCAAATCAAAGCACAGATTATTTGCCAGCACTTTACCGATGACACTATAGTTAAGATTAGCGGTGCAATGCAATTATCCCAGCAAGATCAAGCACTTATACCGCAAGCATTACAACTCCTAAAAAACGAACCAGCTAAAAACTTCCGTATTGAGGTAACTACGGATTCAATGATTTACCAAGACGAACAGCAAGAAAAGGCTGATCGCATGGAGTTCTTAAGTGCTGTTGGTGGATTCTTAAGCCAAGCCTTACCTGCCGCACAAGCTACGCCTGAACTCACTCCAATGCTAGTTGAGATGCTGAAGTTTGGTGTAACAGCGTTCAAAGCTGGTAAAGGTTTAGAGGGATTGATTGACGAAACAGCCGACAAGTTCCGCCAGCAACAGGCACAAATGGAAGGTCAACCCAAGCCACCTAGCCCTGAAATGCAGAAATTACAGATGCAGGGTCAGATGGAACAGGCTAAGATGCAGGCACAGATGCAGATGGAACAGCAGAAAATGCAGATGCAGATGGAACTTGAGAAGGCCAAGCAAGAGTACCAAGCCCAAGAGAATCAACTTAAATTCCAGCTTGAAGAACAGCGTAATATGATGGATCGTGAGATGGAGATTAAAGTTGCTCAGATGAAGATGAATACTGAACGCAATACTCAAGTCTTACTTGCCCATATCAATAACGGTGCAAAGATTGAGGTAGCCCGTATTGGTGCTGATGAATCAACTGGCGAACAGGCTTACTTTACTGAGCAAGACATGGCCGCATCAATGGAGCATCCATTAAAACCTATTGCAGACGCTATTGGGCAAAGTAACCAGCAAATGACTTTAGCTTTGTCTGAATTGGTAAACACCATTAACGAGAACCACAATAGACCTAAACAAGTAGTACGGGGACAAGACGGTAAAATCATCGGGGTTCAATAATGGCTATAACAGTCAAGCATACTAAGGTTTCAACAGTACCTGACGGGGATGATTCATCCCTAATTCGCCCAAGTGATTGGAATGATGACCACCAGCTAACAGGTACTGTACCTGTAGCCAATGGCGGTACAGGTGCGGCAACCCTAACTGGTTATGTAAAGGGCAATGGCACGGCTAACATGACAGCCGCATCAACCATTCCAAGTACCGATGTAACTGGTTTGGGAACAATGTCTACCCAAAACAGCAATAACATATCTGTTACTGGTGGATCAATTAGTGGAACAACGGTATCAGGGTATATACCAACTACAGAAAAAGCGGCCGCACTTGGTGTAGCTACGCTAGATGCTGGTGGAACAGTACCGCTTTCACAAATACCTGCAAGTATTCAAGGGGGAGTTAGCTATCAAGGCACATGGAACGCATCTACTAACACGCCTACGCTATCTAATGGCGTTGGCACTAAGGGTTATTACTATGTTGTCAGCGTGGCTGGTAACACTAATCTTGATGGCATTACTTCGTGGAATGTGGGCGATTGGGCTATTTTTAATGGCACGGTTTGGCAAAAAGTAGATAACACCGATGCTGTAACCAGCGTAAACGGATATACAGGTACAGTAGTTTTAACTACTACTGATGTTGCTGAAGGTACAAATCAATATTTTACAACTGCTAGGTCTAGAACTTCTGTAAGTGCTGGTACAGGCATTAGTTACGATAGCGGTACGGGCGTAATTACTAATTCAAGCCCATCTTTAGGTGGCGATGTAGTAGGCCCTGCAAGTGCTACTGACAACGCAATAGCTAGATTTGATAGCACTACAGGCAAATTACTGCAAAACAGCGTAGTAACCGTAGGCGATACAGGTGCAACTACAGGAATTACAACGCTATCAGCTTCCACTAGCGTAACTACACCTATTGTCCAAGCATCAAATTCAGGTGGTTTAGCACTTAAAAATTCCGCAGGAACAACCCAAATTAGCATGGGTGCAGGTGGTGGTGACAATGTGTCAATTAATGTAGCTACAAATATTAATGGTGCAAACGCACAAATTGACATTAGCCCTACTGGTACTGGTCATGTACACATGAAGCCTACTGGTACGGGTTCTATTGAAATTGCCCCTACCAATGTAGGAACAATGGACAATATGACTATTGGGGCTACAACCGCTAGGGCAATTACAGGCACAACCATTACAGCTACTAGCTTTGTAGGTTCAGGTGCAAGTTTGACCAATGTGGTTAATTCATTAGCCGCAAGTACAGGAATTAGCGTATCAGGCTCAACTGGTGCTGTTACAGTAACCAATACTGCCCCTGACCAAACTGTAGTGTTGACTGCTGGTACTGGTATTTCAACTAGCGGTACATATCCTAACTTCACTATTACCAATACTGCCCCATCTAGCGGTGCTACTTATACAAGAACATCATTTACAGCTACAGCTAGTCAAACAACCTTTACCGTAAGTTATACCGTTGGGTTAATTCAAGTTTATGTCAATGGCGTATTGTTAAATGGTGCAGATTACACGGCATCAAATGGTACAAGCGTAGTTTTAGCAGTAGCTTGTAATGCTGGCGATATTGTTGAAACATTAGCTTTTGATTCGTTTTCAGTGGCAAGTACAGTTAGTTCATTTAGTGCAGGAACTACAGGGTTAACCCCAAATACAGGAACAACAGGAAATGTAACTTTAGGCGGCACGCTTGCTGTAGCAAACGGTGGTACTGGAGTTACAACTTCTACTGGTAGCGGTGCTGTTGTATTAGGTACATCCCCAACGATTAGCGGTGCTGTTTTAAGTTCTATGGCTAGTAGCGTAATCACAAGCGGTACTGCACAGGCTTCTACATCAGGAACAAGCATTGACTTTACTGGTATTCCATCATGGGTTAAGCGTATTACTGTAATGTTTAATGGTGTTTCTGCTAGTGGCACAGCACTAGTTATAGTTCAAATTGGTTCTACTACATTTACTACATCAGGGTATCTTTCAAGTGGTTCTCAATCAGGCGGTTCAAATCAAGTTACGGGATTGTCTGCTACTACTGGATTTTTAACGACTGCTGGTGGTAACGCATCAAACATAGCTACAGGTGCAACTACTTTAACTAACATTACTGGCAATACTTGGATTTCTTCTGCCAGCATGGGTTTTACTAATACGACTTTTGGTGGTGTTGCTGGCGGTACAGTTGCCATTTCAGGAGTTTTAGATAGAGTTCGTATAACTACGGTAGGTGGCACAAACACTTTTGATGCTGGTTCAATTAACATTCTCTATGAGTAAAACATGACAATTCCACGCAATTTATCTATTTTAGCTGACGGTGTAAACGCTAGTGGTGTACTTGATGTTGCTAGTGGCGGTACAGGCGTTACAACTTCTACTGGTTCTGGAAACAATGTATTAAGTACATCTCCCACTTTGGTTACTCCAGCATTAGGAACTCCGTCTGCTATTGTTTTAACTAATGCTACAGGATTAGGATATGGGGCATTACCAGCAGGGTCTGTTTTGCAAGTAATTAATGCTTCAACATCAACCAATGTAAACCAGACCACTACAACTTTAATAGACACAGGGTTAACAGCAACTATTACACCTAAATTTTCTACAAGCAAAATACTTGTAACTGTATTTCAAAACGGAGTAGCAAAAAATTCTAATACAACTTTTGAAAGAATTAACTTATTAAGAGGTGCGACACTTCTATATTCATTAGAAGGTGCAGTAGGTGTAAACGGCTCTGTACTACCTAACTATGTTGGAACAGTAGGAACTACTTATTTAGATTCTCCAGCCACTACTTCAGCCACTACTTATAAGACACAGTTTAATAATGAAGGCGGTTCAGGAACTACTAGCGTTCAAGTAAACGGAGCAACTTCAACAATTACCCTTATGGAGATTGCAGGATGATTCATTTTGAAGTTTTATTAAAACTATATCCACAAGTTACTCATTCAGTAGGTGATATTGCTTACGATGCAGATGGTAATGAAGTAGCTTATGACATACAAGCGGTAACTGCACAAGCTGAAGCGGATGCACAATCGGCTATTGATAAAAAAGCATCTGCTTTAATTAAATTAGCCGCATTAGGTTTAACCCAAGATGAAATAAAAGCGTTGGTAGGCTAATGTTTCAATCTGCTTTCCAAGTCAATGCGTTTCAAAACAATGCGTTTCAGATAGCAGGAACACCGCCAACCACCAATTTAACTGGCGGTGATGATGCGTCTTGGACAGCCGATGACCTAAAGAGATTACGCAAGCTATCTGCAAAGATTGCCGAAAGACAGCGTAAGCTAGAGCAAGCAACCAAAGATGCAAATGCTGATCGTAAAAAAGCATTTAAAGAACAGATTGATCCAACGCCTGTTGCAAAAGTTAAGCAATCTAAAGTACAATCAATTCAAGAGGTTAAAGCTGATATACCGTCAGTCGATACACAAGAATTACAGCGGTCTATAAGCTACCTTGAAAACCAACGGAATAAC